TCACCTTTAAGTCCTACGTTAGGTATCTCAGGGTCTAATGCTTTGATTTGGTCTTGACCTGAAGCCCACTGTATCTTAGCTGGAGCTTGTTCCCAAGTACTACAACCTGATGCCACTATTAAGTCATTAAGCTTAAGAGGGTACTTGTTAGCATCTGACATAGTGGTATCAAGCATAAACTGTAAGTTAAAGCCTGAGCGTCCATAGGAACTTAAACGTTCCATTAGGTCTATCTCATTAAATCTATCAGGGTCAGTAGGTTGTCCTACTTTATCTTCTACCTCAGCTATCATTGGGGCTATCTTATGCCCATAACCAATAGTCTGTTGTTTGTCAGGATACAAAGCTGACCATATTCTTGTCTTAAAACCACGTTCTTCTAGGTCATTATATAGAGACATCTCTGTTTGTGGTGTACCTAAGAAGATAATACGTCCTATTTTAGGCTTAATAATCGCATCAAACTCTTTTACAGTCTCACCTAAGCGGTCACGCATTAGCTGTGTTTGTGAGTTATTAGCTGATTCCACGTCATCTGCAATAATTAGGTCAGCCCTAGACCCTGTAAGTTGACCTGTAATACCCATAGACTTCACTGACGGTGCATGTGAAGCTTTAGCTGGGGCTACATCAAAGGATACCTTAGATTGCCTTTGTTCATTACGGGGTATCAAGTGAGATAGTATAGGCATCTCTGCTATTAACCTTTGAGTAAACGTTGAGAAGTCATCAGCCCTAGTTTTAGACGCTGATACTACCAGTATGTTTCTCTGTGGGTTCATTAACAGTTGATGACATACAAAGGCACTTGTAATCCATGACTTACCTACGCCCCTAAACGCTTCTATTACTAGACGTTTCTCAGGAGACTGTAGATAGTCTGCTATATCGTATTGCACTGGTGTAGGCTGGGGAAGATTAAGGTGCTTCCAAGCCAAGTACAAGAAATTCTTAAAGTTATCTATCTTATTCTTCTGTATCAAAAGGTAAATCCTCAAGTATATTATTAGCTTTCTCTACAATGTCAGGTTGTGAGTAAGTCTTACATATATCTAGGCATACTTTCATCTCAGAGGCTGATACCTCTTCACCTGACTTAAGTTTTCTATATGCGTGAGCTACTAGTAATACAGGTAACTCTTCGACAATCTTGCCTATCTCTTCTTTTTTATCTTCGTCCATATTAATATCCTGAGAGTGGATTCTCCTGTTGTTCTACTTTTGTTCTTAATACTGCTATTTGTTCTTTAAGGTCAGCTAGTTCTTGTTTAATAGGTGTAATATCAGGCGTAGATTTAGCCTCAAGCACCTCTAAACGGTTCATTACAGTCCCTACTTGGACAAATAAACCACCAAAGGTCATGATAAGTCCTACTATTCCAGCTATTACCTTGATGTCCATATTACCTCTCTATCAGGATAGTTGTTATTTGGGTATATATCCCTTATGTCTACATAACTAATGCTAGTGTAAACATCTAAGTTACCACCATCTATTGTTGGTTGGTTATCAAATAAGCTATTATTAACATTTGTATATTCTTTTAGTAAACCATTAGTACTTTGCATAGCCTTAGCTACTAGGTATTGAACAGCCTTTAACTGGTCAGCTACTCTAGGTATCTTTACAGATACAGCCTCTTGTATGTTGCCTACTTTTTCTAATCCAAGTACTTCACTAGTTTCAGCAGAAGCTGTTTGAGTAGGAGCATTATCTCTTCCTCTTGTTTCTCCCTCTCCTGTAGATACGCTTGTTCTTGGTTCTTCGCTTGTTTCGTTGACATTTATTATCTCCATTGTTTCTTCAAACTCAGGCTCTGTAGTCACCACAGATATTTCTTCTACGGGTACAGGCTCAGGTTCAAAAGTTATTTCTTCAACAAACAATTCTTCCGTAAATGATTCAGGTAGTATTGTTTCTGTTAATTCTAAAGTTTCTTCTATGTTTTTAACTGCGTTGTTAATCTCTGTTGTTTGGCTGGTAGTTAATACAGTAGTATCATAAGTCATAATGACTGATATATTGTCTAGGTTTGCCCCACCAAGAGTGCTAGGAGCATTAGCATCAGTCCCACTAATAAAGATATTTCCAATATTAGAACCAATGCCTGTATACGAAATACTATCTGTGAAATCTTCACCATTAATACCTGTAACATTTGTCCTAGTTTGAGTAGTTGTTGCCAATATTTCATTATCGTTATCTCTTATTTGTAATCTTATTGTAAAGCTATCAGCTCCACCTTGCCCGCCCCAGCAGCCAGCAACAGCACATTCACCATTTTGTACTAGTACACTAGAGTCTAAAGTGATTCCATTGTTTAACATTTGTTGGGTTATAGTGTTACTTGTTAAATCAAAAGACTGCTCTATTGAACCACTGTCTCCAAATTCTAAATCATAGTTTGAACCACAGCAGTCATTTAATACCTGAACATTCCCACTAGTAGTCCAACCATTAGAGTTACCATTTTCAAACGTGCCGTTAGTTATTAAGTTTCCAGTGGTTTCTGCACTCACACTAATTGCTATAGTCAGACCCAGTATAAAAGCTATTTTATTTAGCATTCCAAGTCATACTCCTTGTACCTGTATATTCAGGTTTAGAAAGCTCTTTCTTCCAACCTTCCTCAGCAGATTTTCCAATCTTTCCCTGATGTGGACACCAAGTCCCAGCTTGAGCCATAGCCTCAAAGATAGCCTCATCTTGGCAAAGTAATGACACAGCTGCCACCTTCATGCCAAGTTTATTCAATAGCTCAGCTTTGCGTCTCAATTCACACGCTTCGTCCACGTAGTAATTACCCATAGATGCACTGAAGCCTATGACAGTCATTCCTAGTGACAACGGTATAGTGCAGCTTTGTTGAGAATATATAGACATTGCGGGAGCATTAGCTGAGTTTACAGCAGTTTTGAGATTTGATGAGTTGTTTGTAGTAGCATTGGTAGTGGTATTCGACGACGAACCTGATTGATAAGTAGTAGCAGCCTCATAAGATTGAATAGCTGTATTAGTGCCACTGGTATTATTTTGTGTTGAGCTAGGATTGTTAGTTGTGACATCAGCATTCGCTGTAGATACTAACAGAATTAAAGCTAATAGTCTTTTCATTTTCTAGTCAAAGCCCCACCGAAATAAAGTCCGATAATTGAGAAAATTGTGTGTGATTGTAGGCTTGTTATAAAGATTGAATTACCTTCTTTCCAAACAGATGTTTCATAGCTAGAACCAAATATCCACCAACCACTATCTGCTTCAGTAATGATTTGATAGATAACATTAACGTCAGTAAAGATAGGAGCAATAATCGGTACTACTATAATACTAAATACACACATTAAAGCTATCCATCTACGAGTATGCTTAGTATGTGCATCTTTAACATCACGAGCCTTATCCGTTTGTTTAGCTGCAAAACCAGCACGCTGCATTAGCATCTTTTGTTTCTCTGCTTCTGCTTGTCCTTTCTGTGCCATGATAGACATAATCCCGCCTAAAACGGTGCTACCTAACATGCTAATTAGTTCCATTGGTATCATCTTGAGTAAAAGTATCCTGTTATTACAGCTGCTATAGAGCCAACCCATGCTATGAAACTAAAGATACCTTTACCTTTAGCCATCTCATCATTAAGTCTATCTATTTTGTTCTCTAATTTATCGAGACGTTCAGCTATGTATTTATAATTGTTGTCCATTAAAATGCAGTTCCTAATACTTTGTTTGTTCCAACCATAGGTGCACCCGCCCATGCTATGTAGTAGTAATAATATCCACCCCCATTGTGTTTACCATCTGTTGAGGCTGGCGAAAATCCATTACTGAAGATATCAAGAGCACATTGGTTTTGTTCATTTAATGATGAAGCATCTCCAAACTTCAAATTATGTCCTATTGGATTACCATGATTAGCACCACTACTTGATGCGGCTGCATTTGTATTACTGGTAAATCTAGTTGTAACTGTTTTCCAATGAGGGTCTTCGGTTAACATAGGTTTAGTCCATATTGCTCTTGGTCTAAAACCTGTAAAGACAAATGAGCCATGTGTTTTACATTACCTTGATACGAACCACATCTTACTGAGCCATTAGTATTTGCAATACAAATTGCCATTTGTGATATACCACTTTGATTTATATTGTTCTTAGCACCTACAGAAAATACTGTGCTAGTAGGTTTGGTATCATTAAAATAATCATGGTCATCATCAGGGTCAGGTGTGCCATCATTATTAAAAAACTGAATGTGGTGGTCTTCATCTGATGCTGCATTATTTTCAGGGCTACCACCAGCATTACCTGAGTGCATATAAACTTCCCAATGATAACCATTTTGTCCTACATCTTTCATTATTATACAGTCAGGTGCTCTACCTAAACCATGAGCTATAGTGCCGATTGCACCTGTGCCTGTCCAAGTAACTACTGATATGCCTGAATCTTGGTTTGCACGATAACTTGAATCTATTGTGCCAACGCTTGTAGCACTAGCGTCATTAGTAGTTGTTGAACTAGCTAGTTTAAAACAATGTGCAATAAACCCAGCGTCTGCATTATTAGTGTATTTTAAATCTCCAGTCAGACTAAATCCATCTGAGGTAACCGCAGTTACTCTGCTATTACTATTTGTTCCACCTGTTGTGTTTAAGAATGAATTGTTGCTAAGACCTCTAACAGTATCACAAACATTATGATATCCATCTCCATTCTCTACTCTGTTTTTTATATGTAACCAATCAGGTTGAAAACCTAAACCAGTAATGGTTTGGGCACTATCACTACCTGAATATAATATCTCGTCATGGTGTGCTGATGGTTTTGCTATTTTTGTAAATGTTGCCATATTATCCTCCGTCTGATTGAATGTTTGAGCTACATAAAGCTAAGAATCCAGTAGGTGGGGCATACTCAAACGAGCCTTTACCATTACCATCTGCATTTGCTGATGCGACTGCTGTAGTTCCAAAGTAGCCATGTCCAAAATTTATATACATATATCTGTTTGTTGAATCTGATGCTCGTCCACTAATATAAAATGACATTAAATCATTATCTGTGTTTGTTAATACTGTACCACTGTCATTAGTACCAGCAGCTGGGTTTCCAACATTAGATGTGCTAGGTGCATTGTTCCAAGTTCCATTTCTACCTGTCCATACCTTGCCTGTAGCAGAATCAAAAGCAAACATAATAATATCTCCATCACTACAGTTAGCACCATAAGTTACTGTGCTACCAGCGTTTTGAATTTGTGATGAGCTTGCAGATGTTAGAAAACTAACTGCTCGTTTACCACCATTAGCAGCAGATTGTAAAGCTAAGTCAGCATTAAATTGTTCTATTCTTTTTGGAGATGAAAAGTCAGTCATATATACACCAAGTGTTGATGAGTTATTTGCTTTTTCAATCTTACATTCCCAGTACCATTTACCACCTTGAAAACACATATCTATAGGAGCTACTCTATTTACACCTGTTGTCATCAATGCAGTAGTTCCTGAATCTAATGTATAGACTGCAGTACCATAACCAGTAGCTGTACCTCTTGGGTTTAAGTTTGGAAATTTATTACTAGGGGTTGATATAGATTGTTTAAGATTGCCATTAACTGTCCATGTTTTAGAGTTTCCTGATGAATCAGTACCTAATGCACCTGAGTTTTGAAACTTGAGGAAAAATCCATGTGTGCCATAAGTAACTGATGGATTAGTTTTTGGTTTCCATATTCCACTAGTGCTATCAGTTTCGCCAAAAGTTGATGGCGTATAAGCTGTGCCGTCTACAAAATGATAATGAGCTAAAGTGAACCTTGCATAATCACTAGCATATTTACCTATATACTCATCACTAGAGCCATTATTAAAATAAGTATCTGAATTTTGACCAAAGCCATTTGTTTGGTCTGATGTACTAAATGCAGTTTCTTGTACTCCATTTACCCAAACTTTACATCTATCTCCAGCACTTGCTTGTGTTGTATCTATTGCTATAACAATGTGATACCAAGCCGTTGTGTCTATAAATTTTCTTAGAGTAGTAAATCTAAGTGTTTCTCCACTAACTCCAGCTTGACTTCTAATAGATAACTTGTCATCACTTTGAAATAAAATAAAATGTGATGGATAACCTGTTTGTGCATCTCCGATAAAGAAATCGCCATCAGCAGTAACAGTTCCTCTCTTAACCCAAAAGCTAAAAGTCATTGTCTTTTTGTTTCCAGCACTACCGAAATCTTTACTTAAGTATGAATTTGCCATTAGTTAAATTGTCCTGAGTTGTTAATTCCTACTGTAACAGTAATGCTGAACGCTCTTGAGCTTGTCTGAGCCTCTGCATCTGTCAAAGTAATTGTAAAGTTATATACTGTCTCTTGAGTTGCTGCATTTTCTGTACCTGTTATAGCCCCTGTACTAGTGTTAAGTGAATAACCTGACGGTAATGCACCACTAGTTATACTGTATGCAACAGTTGAGTCTGAGCTACCCGCTACAGCAAAAGCTGTACTACCACCCGCAACTAATTCTCCAAGAGAACCCGCAGCTGTGCTAAAGGTTGGAGCGTCAGAAATGTTTAATAAAGCTGTACTTGTTCTTACAGCCCCACCATCAGGGTTTTCTAGCCTAATGAAGTAAGAACCATCTGTACCTAAAGTTACATTTATTGTTACCTGAGTAGCACTGTTTCTTACTATTGTATTAGGGTAAAAGATAGCACCACTAGAATTTATTAGTTCAACATTAGGTGTAATAACAAAGTTAGTACCTGTAATAACAATGTTTGTAGCAGTATTAGTTGCCACTGTAGGTGCAATACCTGTTATTGTTGGCAGTGTTGCTCCACCTATAGATAGAGTTTCATTACCACCATCATTAGTTTCAGATAATGTAATACCTGAACCCGCTACTAGTTTACCATTCAGATAACCAGCGGTTGTATCATTAGCTGATACCTTAACTTGAATGTCTGTGTTTACACCAATACCAGTCCATGATGAACCAGTCCAATATTTAATCTGATTAGTAGATGAATTAAAATATAATGCACCTGTTTGTAAAGTATCACCATCATTGTCTACAGATGGGTCAGATGATTTAGCACCTAAGTATGTATCATCAAAATTATCCAGTGAAGTTGCCGCACTAGTTGCAGAGGTAGCCGCAGCTGACGCTGAGCTAGACGCTTCTGAAGCTTTAGTTGTCGCTGTAGAAGCCTGTGTTGTAGCTGTGGATGCACTTGTGGATGCACTTGAAGCTGACGACGCCGCTGCCGTAGCAGACGTT